CGCCCACGCGATAGTTCTGCCAAGACAGCTTGAAGCGCACTTTTTTCAGGGTTCCGGCCATGGTCAATCCTTTATCAGCGGGTTCGGGTGCAGCGTGTGGTCGTAGCGCTTTTCGATTTCCTCCGCGCTCGGCAGCGGCCCGTCGCGCTCGGTGAACGACACGGCGTGCCGGCCGTCGCTGTCGCGCGCGATTTTCACGTCCACCGTGTCGTAGCCATACAGGCGCTCCCGCGGCGGCTCACAGCCATCCATCAGGCTCGATTTCTGCGGGATGGAAATCTGTATCCCGCGCGCGGCGGCGATCCCGAGCCAGAACTCCACACACGCCCGGCCCTTTTCTGCGTGGTGCGAATGTTCGTAGGTAAAATCCATCCCGAACAGCGTGATTTTCTTCACCCGCAAGTACACCGCAAACGCCACGGCATGCGCGGCGGTGCTGTTCATGTAGGCGTAGCCGGTATCGCGCACCACCTCCTCGAGGGGGTAGGCAACGAGGCCCGGGTAATCCGGATGCGGCCGGCTGGTGTACACCGGCCCGGGGTGCCTACGGAGCCAGGGCAGCATGGCCGCGATGTTGCCCTGCGGGCTCGCCTGTGCGCGGATCTCCTGAATGCGCACGTCGTCCATGTGAAACACGCGATCGCACTCGAACACGTTGCCGATCGCGTTGATGCCCCACACCTCGTCGCAGAATTTATCTCTGCCACCGAGGCGCTTGGTGAATTCGAGATAACTGCCCACCGACGGCCCGAGCGCCAGAATGGCGACATGCTCCGGCGCCACGGACGGAATCGATCGCTCGCGGCCGCCGCCCAGGTCGACCGCCGCCGGCTCGCGGACTTCCGGCTTTCCGGCGCGGCGCTGGCACACGGCGATCAACGTGCGTCCGTTGATGTTCTCCTCCACGCCGGATTCCTTGCCGGTCTGGCCGTGCCACTCGACCACCTCCCACCCACAGGCCTCGAGCAGCGTCTGGAATTCGCCCGAGGTGTAGTGCCGGTAGTGATAGGCGTGATTCTGGTACGGAAACACCTCCTCGTTCGGCACGCTGGCCAGCAACATCGGCGCCGCATGGCGCAGGGCGCGCAGCAGCGGCGCCGGATCCCACAGGTGTTCGATAATCTCAAAGCACACGGCGGCATCGAAGGTCATGCCATCATCCGGCTGCCATGTTTCGGCATCGCGCACGAGGAACGCGATGTGGTCGTGCTCGCGGTTCAGGTAATGCGCCTTGGCATACCCGATCGCCTCTTCGCTGACATCGAACGCCGTCACAAAACACCCGGCATCCGCGAGGATTCTCGATCCGTAACCGATGCCGCACCCGGCATCGATAACCTTCTTTCCGGCCAGCCTTTCGGCCGCGAACTTGTATCGCGCAACATGGTCGGCACGGATGCCGTCCACGGTCGGCGCGACCTGCCTTTCACCTTCTCGCATGGATTCCCTCGATCCCCCTGGTTTAAAAAACCCGCACAGCGGGCCGGGCAGGGACCCGGCTTTCGGGGGCGACCCTAGCTGTGCGGGGTTCGGTTTCCGGAGAAACCGCGTTACGGGTTGGAGACCGGCGCGGCTTCCGGGTTGAACAGAATGGCGCTGGCCGCAATGATGCCGACCGAGGTCGTGCCGGTGCCGTTCATGTTGAGCCGCACGTAGCGCTTGTTGCCCTTGTAGCCGAGGCGCTTGGTGACGAGCTTGCCGCTGCCCGAGGTGCGATCGGTGGAGGCGGCCAGGCCCGCCAGCGCTTCGGTGCCGATCAGATCGGCATCGGCCACCGAGGCCAGCGCGCCGGTGGTGTCGGCCGCATACAGCACCGGGGTCACCACCGTGCCGGTGGTGGTGATGGCGCCGTATTCGAGCAGAAACTCGACGCCGGCGTACCCCTTGCGGTCGATGACGCGGCCGGTGTTGACCCCGGTAGCGCCGAGCGCCACCGGGGCGACGGCCAGAACCTGTTTGATGTTGTTGTGCAGATCGAGACTGATTTCCATTGTTTCGTCCTCGTTCAAACCTGATGTTTGAAAATTGATCGCCAGACCGATATCGGCCTGGCGATCAATGGTGGATGGCTTACGCGCCGTACAGCGCGGCGACCGGGCCCTTGGCGGTGGTGCTGCCGAGGTCGTGGTTCACGATGTGGAAGCGCTCGTGCCCCAGGATGCCGACCTGCAGCTTCTCGGCGTAGCGCTCGCGCAGCACCTCGACCACGATGCCGCGGCGGTCGCCGAAGCTCGAGGACATCGAGAAATCGCCGTACAGGGCCATCACCTTGGACGACAGCGTGGTGGTGACCTTCGGCATGATCTCCGAGGTGTTGGCGTCGTAGCCGAGATACCCGTCGCGCTGGCGCGCGGACAGCTCCGCGCCGGTGGCGCCGCCCGCGGTCGCCTTGAGGCGACCGAAGACGGTGTGCGTAAACAGCTTGGACGCCACCCACTGCGGGTTGAGGCCGGCGAAATCCGCCACGCCGCCCATCACCGAGGTGAGATCGGCGTTGTCGATCTCGGCGAACGTGTCGTGGTTGGTCGCCGCAGTGATACGCGAGGCATAGGCGGTGGCCTCCATCAGCGTGATGAGGCCAACCATGCCGCCATAGGTAGAGGTGCCATCACCGATGAGCCAGCACTGGTCTTCCTTGGTGGCGAAGGCATAGGCCTGCTCGAACGTGAGGTCGTCCACCGTGTCGATGATGGAATCCTCCTCCAGGTTCTTGCTGATCAGGCTGAGCGCGGCCAGCGTCTTGGCCACGAGGTTCACGTTGCCCCAGCTCTTGTCGCTGGCGGTGACGCCCTCGTTGTCCTCGTTGATGAAATAGCCGGTGACGCCACCGGTGCGTTTCGGCACCGAGCGGGTGTCGCTGCCCATCGGACGGCGGCGCGTCAGCCGGCGGGCCAGGCCGTAGGCCTCACGCAGGTCGATGATGGACTGCTCCATTTCGGTCGGCACCAGGTAGCCGCCGGCCGAATCGGTGCTGCCGAGCATGACGCGCTCGACCGCAATGCCGCGCTCAGCACACCACTTGCGGGCGCGCTCGTTACCGCCGACGGTGGCCAGCAGCCACTGGCCCGAGCGGTAGGCGGCCTCTTCCGGCTCCATCTTGCTGCCGTCGGTGAACATGATCGGCCTGGTGAAGGAGCGCAGCTGCCGGCCGCGCAGAATCATCTGGCGGGCGCCGACGCCATACGGGGTCGGCGACTCGGCCGGCTGGGCGGTGGCCGTCGGCCTCTGCGCGCCGCGCATCTTCTCCAGCATGCGGGCGTTGAACTGCTCCACGGTGCCGTTCGGGTCGCCGATCAGTTCGCGGGCGAGCTCCGGGCCGCCGTTGCTGGCGAAGGTATCGCCCGCCGCGAGCAGCGCGGTGACGCGTGCCTGGTTGCGCGCCTGCGCCTCGGCGGCGGCTTTCTGCTCCAGCGCCTTCTTTTCCTCTTCGGTCATTGTCTTTGCCTCGATCTTGGGTTGGGTAATCGTTACCGGGGCGGCATCGTCCGGTTCGTCGTCGCGCCCGACGCCCACGGTGGGGTCGGCCGGTACGGCGACAAGCGAGCCCTCGTAGGGCTCCCAGTCGGTGACGCGATAGGTGTTCTGTTCTTCGTCCTTCCTTTCCAGCACCATGTCGTGAATCACGTAGCCCACGGACGTGTTGCGGCGGATTCCGTCGAGCACGTCCTGCCATACTTCCTCGGCCCGCGCGCTCTTTCCGAAACGCGCCAGTATCCGAAGTTTCCGATCGGACGAAATCTCGAATTCCTCCACCACGCCGACCTGATCGGCAGCGTCGTGCCCTACGAGCAGCGGGGCACCCGAACGCAGCCGCTGATCGCGGATCGATCGTTTGCCCAGATCCAGAACCTCAATACCCCACCAGCGCTGATACGGCTCCTCGCTGGCGATGCTCAGCCAGGCGGTGCGCTTTTCGGTGTCCATGCCGTCGCGCTCGACGGTGAACAACCGCTCGACCTTCTGCCCGCGAACGGCGCGAATCTGCTCATCCACGCTCAGGGCGCGAAAGGAAGCCGGGTCAATCGGTTTCGGTTTCGTCTTCGTTTTCGCCATCGTCGTCTCCGCTGGCCGGTGTGGCCGGTTTCGGGGTGGTGGCCGCGGCCGGGGTGGCCGCCGGCGTGAGTTTCTTCTCGCGCAGCAGCGCCTCTTCCTGCGACAACTCCTCCAAAACATCTTCGAAATCGCCGCCGGATTCGGCCACCACCCGCGTGCGGCTCTTGAGCCGCGCATTGATCGCGTCGATGTTGGCCGTGACTTCCTTCACCGGATCAATCGCCGCCCAGCGGCGGCCCTGGAACCGGATATCCTGATACCGCTCGCGCCGCTCGTAGTCGAACGGCAGCCGGCCCGTGAGGATCTGCATGTTCAGCCATTCCTCGTACACCGGCTGCATCAGGTGCTCGATCACGAAATTCTGCAGCGCCATCCATGCGTCGCGTTCGTCGAACTCGCCGATGCGCGCGCTTGAGTAGTTGACGCCCTCGAGATCGTTGGCGAGGTTGTGATAGGCCACACCCAGGCCGGCGGCCGTGCCGCGCAGGCATGACTTGAGAAACGGGCCCACCGCCGCATCCGGGTATTTCGGGTTCCATCCGGCGATCTCATAACCCGGCGGCAGCATCGGGAAGGTGCCCGGCTCTGCCTCGATCTGCGGATCACTCTGCACACCTTCGCTGGCGCCGGTGAGCTGATCGCCGCCATCCGGCGACTGGATCACGCCCATCTGCGAAGCGCCCACGCGCGCGGCGATGACCGCCGCCTCCTCGAACGCCCCCAGGTGCACCAACTCCATCATGGCCGCATACACCCACGGCACGCCGCGACCCTGTTCGGCGTGTTCCGGGAGGAACAGGTGGATAATGTCCCCCGCCGGAATGCGCTCACTCTCGCGGGTGTAACCGCGCTCCCACTCGGCCGGTTTGCGCTTCAGGATGTGGTAGGCCATCGGCCGGGACACGGCGTCGTACTCAACGCCCATGTGGATGGCCCCGCCATTGGACAGTCGCTCGTTCTTGAGGTCGTCCAGCCGATCACTGTCCAGAACCTGCAACTGAAAGGCGTGCGGGCCGTATTCCGGGCCGCGGTACTTGCGGATGATGGCCTCGCCATCGACTTCCAGTATCCGCACGATCAGGCGCAACAGCGCGTTGAGGCTCCACTGGCCGGTGATATCGGCCCCGCCCTTTTTCGCCCACGACTTCCAACCGGATTCGATGCGGGCGTTGGCCATGTCGTCGAGGCGCCCGCGGGCGGTTTTGACCTTGGCCTGCAGGATGAACGGATGCGCGCCGCAGATACCGCTCACCACCATCTGCGCGAAGCGCTTGCCATAGGCGTTGTTCATCGCCAGCTGGCGCGAGCGCGCGCGAAGCATGCGCAGCTGGTAGCGCAGCGTTCGGTTGATGAACTCGCTCTCGGTGGCCAGACTCGCGGCCAGCCGCGAGGTATCGGCGGCGGCGAAACCGGTGGCGCGGGCGGCGCGCGCCGGCTTCTTTTCAAGGCGAGCGAGGATGCCCATCAGCGCCGAACCCCAAGCAGGAAGATTGCAGACCCCACCACCACCCAGGCCAACGGCGGGTAAACCTCCCACAGCCCCGCGAACACCATGCCAAGACCGCCGAACACGAACACATCACGCGCATCGACCGCGCCCGCCACTAAACCGACGGAACGCTTGAGCACGCCCCGCAGGCGCTCGCGCAGGGCCATGTCAGAACCGCATCAACAGTCGTGGAATGCCCTTGCCGGCGGCGGCGCGTTCCTCGGCGCGGACTTCGGCGCGGTAGGTATTGCGCAGCGTTAACAGTTCATCAATCGGCATGCGCTTGAGGCTCCGGCCCTGAATGCTGTATTCCTGTTGGTCGACAGTGGCCCGGTTTTCCAGAACCGCCTCGATGGCATCCAACACCTTGCGGGCGTGACTGCGCGGGTCAGCGGTCGACGAATCGTTGTTGGCCACCACCTCCACCGTGCCGGTGCCGATGGCAACCCGCTCGGAATCGGCCGTGCGGACGATGTATGCCTGCCACACATAGAAGCCGGCGGTATAGGCCGCGGTGGTGGCACTGGCTACTTCCACCAGGTAATCGCTGCCTGATTCGCCGGCCGTGATCTCGACCTCGGTACCGGTGTCGTGACGCCGCAGCGAATACTTGAGCGAATAGCTGGCCGGCGGGTAATCGACGCCGAGATCCGTGCGCTTCCATGTCCAGCGGTCCCCGGCCACCAACCGCACCGGCTCGCGGCTGGGGTAGTTGGCGCTGTCGAACGCGTTGGGCATGGCGTTTTAGAGTTTCCCGATGTAGTACTTGAGTTGGGCGGCGAACTCCACCCGCCAGCGGGTGAGCACGGCCGCCTCGAGCTTGCCGGTAAGTGCCTTGCGGCCGAACTCGCGCGGGATGCTGGGGCCGTGCACCGGCGCGATCGGCAGCCGGCCGGCGCGCTTGTCGCCGACCTTGGCGCGCTTGAACACCGTGCGGCCCTTGTTGGCGATGAAGGTGCCGGCATACAGCCGCCGCCGGCCCCAGGCCGAGGCGGTGACACCGCGCTTGGTTTGCCGGGCGCCGAAGCGAATCAGGTTGAGCGCGCGGCCGATGGCCGCGATCTTGGTTTGCAGGTTGGCCCAGGTGGCGCGGGTGCGGCTCAGCGCCTCGCGCACGTCTTTCTGCTTGAGGCCCGTCACCTCGGCCAGCTCTTTCACCGCCAGTGAGTTGGCGTGGGTGCCGACGCGGTTGAGCGCCGCCGCCGCCGCCTTCGGGATCGCCGGGCGCAGGTGGTAGCGCAGCCGGGCGCGGGCGGCCTCGATGTCGGCGCGGACGTCGATTTTCACGGCTCCGGCCTCCAAGGGGTAGCGGGTGCCGGAGTCGAACCGGCGCCTCCGGGGTATGGGCCCGGCGCGCTGCCTCTGCGCCAACCCGCACAACGAAAAAACCCGGCGCGAGGGCCGGGTTTCGGTAAGGTGAGTGTTCCGCAGTGTGGCGCTATTTGGGCATATTTTGTGACACGGGTCAAGGGATGGAGACGACCTCGAGCATGATTTTTTGCGCCGGCTTCCACGGAAACGGAATCGTCCAGCACTCCCGCCGGTCGTCGAGGCATTTCTCGATCCACTCCAGGGCGCGCTGCAGGCGCTTGCGGTAGTTTTCGGCGCTGATGCCCATGCGCAGCGCTTTGGCCTCCTGCGTGCCGGGGCGGCTGTCGCAGTATTCGGCGTAGATCACCAGATAGTAGCCGAGCAGCGCATGCCCGTTGCGGCGCTTGAGCTCGCTCACCAGCCGATCGATGCGCTCGCTCACCGGATCGCTCGGCTCGCGGTAGGTGGAGCCGATATAGGCCGGGTTGACCTTGACCGTGCTCTTCCACCGGTAGCCCTGCCCGCGGCAGTGCAGGCAGGTTTTTCCGGCCACCTCGCCGTGCCCGCCACAGGGCTTGCAGCGCAGCCGCTGCAGCCGCTCCGGCTCCGGCTTGAGCTTGACCCGGCCGGTGTCGGAGCAAGTGGGGCACGCCGGGAACCCCGACGGCTTCCGCCGCCCACCGCCGCAGGTGGGGCAGATCGTGCCCGGCATGCCGTCCATGATGCGCTGCAACATCGTTTTGCCGTAGCCGCCGTGGCGAAAGTGGCGGTAGCGGGCCCAGCGTTCCATCAGGTCGCGGATGGAGTCGGTCATGATTTTTTTTCCTCCTGATCATCAACGACGATACCGATACGCATCACAGCTGCCCCAAGGCGAATAAGTTTCAGTCCGATCCACACTCGAACACGGAATTGTCTGCTGAAAGACACCACGACGTGCATCGTTGTAGAAGACTCAAAACTATCAATCGTGACTTTGTTGCTGGCCATCGTTCCTCCTATGTTTTCCAGCGATGCACAAACCCGTTCTTCTTCACCCCACCACTAATCTGCCGCCGCCCCTTATTCACCGGCTCCGTGGCCGGCGGCGTCGGTTTCGCCTCCGCCGCCACCGGCTGCCCATCCGCCGGCTCCAGCACCGCCGCTAACCGCTCCCAGTAATGCGGATCCACCCGCCCGTTGCGGGTGCGGCCGAGGGCCACGAGCTTGTGGTGGCCGATGGCCCAGCCGTACACCAGGGTATCGAGAGGTTCGTTGCGTTTGTGCTTGGCGCCTTTTTTCTGGAGGTAGCGCTTTTTCACCGGGTCGTAGTATTCCGACAGCAGGCCGTTGAAGTAGTCGTCATCCAACCCCGCCGGGAAACGCAGCACGCGGTCTTCGGGCGGGTGCTGTTCGTCACTCACCAGGCGCTTGAGCAGGTAGTCTTTGCAGTATTCGGTGCCGACGTTCCACACGCCGTAGCCGTGGCGCAGGGGTTTGCCTTTGTAGTTGCGATCGGGGTGGCTGGGGTTGAGTGCGATGGGGCGGCCGAGGCGCAGCGTGCTGCCCTGCACGGCGTAGGTGGGTACCTTGAGCGTGGCGCGGGCCACGAACTGCCGCACCTGCTCGCCGCGGTGGCCGCGGCTGTCGATGCCGGCGGCGCGGATGCGCATCGGCTTGCCGAAGGCGTTGGTGAATTGGGTGTGCAGGTAGGCCTCGAGGTCGTTCCACACTTCGATGCGGGTAGTGTCGCCCTTGATCTCGTGGTATTCGATGATCCACAGGTGGTTCGCGCCCCAGCCGAGCAGCTGCACGGCAAGCCAGCTGTCCTGCGTGTCGATGCCCACCGTGAGTGCCAGGCAGCCGACCGGGATGGTGCGCTGGGCGATGTCCTCCATGCGCTTGGCGAGCTCGTGCGGCTTGATGTTGCTGGTTTCGTCGCGCCAGGTTTCGCCGAGGTGGGTGTTCATGAACGTCTTGAGCGTGCCGGGGTCTTCCTTGGCCACCATGAATTCCTGCGCGAGATCGAGCCACGAGGGGCCGAGGCCGATGGGCGCATAGAGCGCGCTGATGTGGTAGCCGCGGCGCTTCACCTCCGGGCGGGCGGCCACCCACTTGCCGGCGGCCAGCATGGCCGGCTTGTAGTGCTCGCTGATCTCGTGCCCGCAGTGCTCGCACTCGTACCACACCGCGCTCACCGTGCCGTTCCACTTGAGGTTCGACCACTTGAGCGACTGCTGGCCCTGGCAGGCCGGGCAGGCGACATGGTAGCTGCGCTGGTCGCTGGCCTCGTATTCGCGCTCGATGAGGCTCACGCCCTTGACCGTGGGGGTGGAGATCAGCAGCAGCTTGCTGCGCTCGAAGGCCTTGAGGCGGCCGCGGGCGAGCGCCACCGGGTCGCCCTCGTCGCCCACCTCGTCGGGGAAGCGGTCCAGATCGTCCATCACCAGGTAGCGCACCGACTTCTGCGCGTAGCTGTTGGGGGAGTTGCCGCCGGCGAGGAACAGGATGCCGCCGGGGAAGTCGATCATGTCTTGCCGGTTGGCGGCATCGCGCGAGCGCACCCCGCCGAGGATGCTGCGCACCGCCTCGGTTTCGGTGAGCAGGGGGTTGAGCTTCTGCGCCTTCCACGAATCGCGGCTGTCGAGCGTGGGCATGAGCACCATGGTGGGAGCCGGGGCGTGCTCGATGATGTAGCCGAGCCAGTTCACCGTGGCCTCGGTGATGCCGACCTGTGAGGACTTCATGATCACGATCTCGCGCACGCGCGAGTAGGCCGACAGCGAATCCATGATCTCGGCCAGGATGGGGTTACGGCTGGTGCGCCACTTGCCGCGCTCGCCGCTTTGCTTGCTGGATAGCCAGCGATGGCGATCGGCCCAGGTGGACACCGTGAGCCGGTCGCGCGGGCGACAGGAGCGCGCGAGGGTGGCGTAGCAGTGGATGGTGTCTTGGGTGAGGGTGTTCATTGCCCCATCCCCTCGATCCGCCGCTTCATCGTCTCCGCCATTTCCCGCTGCAGTTCCTCCGCCGCCTCGGCGATCGCGGTGTGGGTTTCTTCCAGCGTGGTGAGCGGGAAGACTTGCGGGGCGAGGCGGTCGGCCAGGTTCTCGAGCAGGCCGCGCCACACGGCGCCGAAATCGTTGAGCACGAAATCCACATCTTCCCGGGCGACCTGGTCGCCCTTCATCCGGGCGAGTTCGATCTCGCGCATCTTTGCCCGGGCGGCAGCATCGCGCTGTTCCCAGTAGGCGCGGGAGCCGGCATGGGCCGGGTCGTCGCCGTCCGGTGGCGGCGCGGCCGGCGCCTCGGGGGCATCGGGCGCCTTGTTGCGCTGTTCTTCCCAGTGGCGCTTGGCGGCGCGGTTCTGCGGGGCGCCGGGCTCGGTGGCCTTGATGCGCGCCCGGGAGGCCTCCACGTCCACCCTCTTGCCGCCGGGCGCGAACACCAGCCGCCCACGCTGCTTGAGCTTGGTGACGTAGCTCGGCCGAACGCCGAGCAGGGTGGCGAATTCGGTGAGCGTCACCGAGGCCATGGCCTAGCGCCTCCACCGCTTGGCGATGCGTGGGTGCGCGTACATGGCGGCCACGATGCCGGCCGGCCCGCCGGCGAGGGTGGCGGCGATCTCCGTCCACTCCGCCATGGGGGCGATGCGCCACAGGAAGATTTGCGAGGCCCCGATGGCGGTGCTGGTGAACACCGCCGCGATGTAGTGCCGGCCGGTGACGTTCTGCTGCTGGAAGCCGAGCGCGAACACGGTGATGAACGCGGCGGCGAACAGGCTGATCTCGGTCATCCGCGCCCCCCTCGCTGCCGCTTGGCGGCCTCCGCGCGGCTGGTGGGCGGCATCTGCTCGGCCGGCACGCAGGTGAACTGGCTGCCGTCCGGGAAGGTGATGGTCTTGAACCCGGCTGGATCACACCGCGCCTCCGCCAGCATGGCCTGGGTAATTTCCACGCGGGCGTTGAGGGCGGTGCCATACCACGCCGCGGCGGTGCAGAGCGCGCCGAGAATCAGGCCGAAGGCGGCGGATTTGGGGCAGAATGTGGCGGTTATTGGCATAATTTCCTCACGTGTTAACCGTTTATAATTACCTTTCACGTTTGCTTCACATCTTAACTATATGAATTTAAATTAATGTTAAGGGTGTGAAACGTGTGAATGGTGGCGCGCGTATAGAGAGAAAATTTCTACTTTCTGAAATAGCTTTTTTCTCTCTATACGCGCGTGCGCGTTAGCCCTTCACACTCTTAACAATACTTACCAATCAATAACTTAAACCTTCACAAAGGGTTCACAACCCATTCACAACCCCTTCACATCATCCGTTGGTGTTGTCGTGTTCGGCCCTCCATTCCTGCACGCCGTCGGTAAACTCCTGCACACAGGCGCTGAGCCAGGCCGCCTGGTTCTGGTCCGGGGGTTGTTCGTGGCCAGCCGGCACGATGAATGTGGATTGCCGGGTGCCGCTGCCGTTGACGTAGCGGCCGATCATCCGGCGCGCGCCGGTGCGTTTGTTGATCTCGGCCAGGAACCGCGGCTCGGGGGCGTAGCGCGGGTAACCGCAGCGCCCGCTCCACTCGCGGTAGAAGGCGTAAAGCTGGGTGCTCTTGACCGGCACGAACGGCACGGGGTCGATGCTGCCGCCGCTCCACTCGATCCAGAACCGTTCGGTGGAGTCCATGCTGAGCTCGATGAGGTCGCGCTTGGCGGAGGTCATCGGGGGCTGGGTGTGCGGGCCGAAATCGCCCAGGTCGAGGTTGAGCAGGTAGTGGTAGAGGGCGGCCACGCTGCCGGCCTTCACTTCGGCCTCGACATCCTTGTAGAACGCATCGCTCAATTTCGGCGGGGTCCAGACGACCACGAACCGGCCGTCGTCGCGTTCGAGTACGAGCGGCATGGTTTCGTTCGACAGGAAGATGAGGTTGCAGTGGTTGGCTTCCCAGTAGCTGCCGACGAACTTCGGGTTGATGCGGACTTTGGTGCCGGTGATCATGCCCTTGAGCTTGTTCTTGACGTGGAACATTTCCTGCCGCGCCACCACTTCGTCGGCCACCAGAAACAGCTTCTTGCTGAAACAGTCGTTGTACTTGTCCTCGAGCGCGTCCTGGTCGATCACCTGGCCGTAACGCCCGAAGATGCTCATGTACGACTCGAAAAAGAAATTCTTGCCGACGCGCTGCGGGCCGTGCACCAGGAGCGCCGTTTTCATCTTGGCCCCCGGGTTCTGGAGCGGGTAGGCCATCCACTTGAGTATCCAGTGGTAGAGGTCGCGGTGGTTCTGCTCGTTCGAGCAGATGTACTCGAGGATGGACAGCATCTGCTCACAGGAGCCCTGCCTCGGCTCGACCGGCCAGCCGTTGAACATGTTGCAGGTGATCTCCGGATCGGAACCGGCGGGGTCGAACCCGACGTTCTCGATTCGCACAATTTTTTTTTCCTCGCTCTCCATCCAGCTGCGCCAGATTTCCCGGCCGCTGCAGGCGAGCTTCATGTCATCGACCGACACCAGCATCCGTTCCTGATAATCGAACAGCGCCTTGTTGTGGCCGTAGATGATGGCGAACCGGTCGAAAAGCTCCTGCGTCGAATTGATTGGGCTCAGGGGATTTCCCCTCCCCCCTTTTTTTGCGGACAGGCGCGGCAACTCCGTATCGCGCCATCCCATCTCATCGAGCTTGCCATCGATCTGGCTCCGAACCGTATGCAGGCCTTCAGCCTGCTGCAGGTCGTTGAAGTCGGTGAGCTTGCGCGTGCCGCGATCGGCGAACGCGGGCAACGTGTGCGCCCCCCCGACCGCGAGCGCCGCGGCCTCGGCGTATTCCAGCCCGGCGTTCTTGAGGCGGCTGGTGTCGGCGCCGCAGTGGGTGCAGAGGGGATCGGCCGAGGGCGTGAGCTTCTGGCATCCGGGGCACTTGCCGAGCCAGTCGTCGTCGGCGCACACCAGCAGCCGCGCCCGCGGGTAGCGTTCGTGGATGGCGGCCGCGACCGGCGGCAGATTGCCGGCGTCGAAGGCCACCACCACGGCGTGGCCGGTGGCCTCGTGCAGGCTGGCGGCGGTGGCGTAGCCCTCAGCCAAGAGGATCACCGAGCCGGGGCGGCCGATCAGATGGTAGTGGCCGCGCTTGGTGAGGCCGTCAGGCCAGAATTCCTTGTTGCGGTTCTTGCGCCGCCGGCGCACCTCCGGGCCGATGAACTGCAGTCCGTGCACGTTGCCGATGTTGTCGCACATCGGGATCACCAGCGTGCCCGTCTGAGTGAAACGCACGTCAAAGGCCTGCACGCGCTTTTCGGCCAGGTACTCCGATTCGCCGCTCGGCAGGCACTTCATCCACACCGCCCGGGCGCGTGCGGCGGCGCGCTCGCCTTCCTTTTTGCGGGCGGCCTCGGCGCGCTTGCGGTCTTCGCGGATCCGTGCGCGGATCGCGTCCTTCTGCTCGGCCGACAGCGGGATGGATTTGAGTTCGATCTGCTGCTTGTTATTCTCGGCCCCGCGCCAGACCCCGAAGGCGCCGACGATCGCCAGGTCACCGCCCTTGAGGCGCACCTCGTGCAGCGCGTACCAACCGCGCTTCTCCGAATCCCCATCGACCCAGCACCGCCGCAGACGCCCGATCTCGAGCGAGTCCGTGCCGCGCCGGCCATGCACCAGGAGCCCGGCGGCCGCGAGCTGGTCGAGCACGTCGTCGTAGTTGATCGCCGTGCTCATGCCAACACCCGCTCAGACTTCACTCTGATCCGCAACCAAACCCTAGCGATTCCGTGCGCTGCTGCGTACCCGCACGGAAGAAACGGGGGAAGGACCCGCGTTCTCGGTTGCGGTGTTGATCGATCGATCAGTGGTGAAAAAAAAACATGCGAGGCACGAGCGCGCTTTTTGTTATAGGGGGCGCGGGGTATTGGGGTTGGTGCAGTGGGTAGCATGGGAGACTACCGACGCGCTGATTCAATAAGGGATTGAATCGTGGGAATCAGGCGTTCCAGGTCGTCGATGGCCCGCTTGCGCTTGGCGTCGGGGTCCTCGAGGAATGACTCCATGAGCCAGTACACCGGGCGCTTGTCGCCCGTGGCATGGATGATCTTTGGCACCAAGTAGGCGGGCAGGTGCCGCAGGTCGTCGGGATTGCGGTTGAGCATTCGAGATAACTGCGAGGGCGACAGATCGCACTCCCCCGCCACACCGGAAAGGCCCGCACGGCTGCCATAAACCACGGCTGCCATGAGGTCGATGAACTCTGGGAATTGCCTGGTAAGACCAGGCTGAAAATCGAACTCAGCCTGCATGGGAAACAACCGGAAACACTTGTTGCCGGTACTTTCCTGTGCCGCCCTCGTGCCAGCCTGTACTGTTGGAAAAAATAGGCCTCCCATAACGGGAGGCCGCAATTACCACCCCAGCAGGGAGTGAGCACGAGGTGGTTACATCGCAGGAGAAAATCATGCAGCAGCCTCATTTTCGGGGCCGTAAATGTCGGGGCGCAGGCGGTGGCGCGAGATCCCGGTAATGCGCTCGACGTCGAGCACGCGCTTGTAGGGAACGCGCTGCCATTGATGAACAGCAGCGGTCGCGATGCCGAGCTGGCGCGCCAGCTTGGCGCCGCTTCCTGCGGCAGCGAGGACTTCCTTAATCTGGATTTCGGTCGACATGGAACAGAGATTAAGCCTGACTTCACAAACCTGTCAAGCCCCACTTGTCCCACTGCGGATAAGTAATGCTTACAGTGCCACGATGAAGGACATATTCGCCGAGCGCTTCAGAGCGGCAAGAAAGAGTGCGGGATTAACACTCGATGACATCGCCGAGGTTTGCCACAACCGCGCAGGTGAAGCACCCAGCCGCGCCGCAATCGCGCAATGGGAAAAACAAAACGGAACGCGCCCGAGCTTTGAAAACCTGATCGCCGCCGCGCGCCGCCTCGGCGTGTCGATCGATTACCTCACGGGGCTCACGAACTCGCCACCGCCGTATGGGGGCTTGCATGCCAGCGAAGAGGTCATGCATTATCGTGCGCTCAGCCAGGAGGCGATACGGCTGGCAGAGCAGTGGGACCGCCTGCCGCCATCTGCTCAGCGCGCCCTGCAGGACCTGCTGGCCAGCATGAAAGCCATGGGCGCACCCAAGCGAAAATAGTCAGGAGGTGCCATGTATTACTTCTACGCCATCCTCGCCTTGCTGGCCTTCATGTTCGGTGGCCTAAAGTTACTGCAGATCGGGCTGACAACCGACACGCTGCTGGTTTTCGTGATCGCCGCCGTGCTCGTGGTGGCGGCTGAAATCACTACCATCGCTGATTCAATCGCGAAGCCCAGCAAGCAACAAAAACCAACCGTTTAACAAGGAAAACAGTAAAAAACCCGCCATCGGCGGGCTTTTTTTCGTCCCGATGTTAAGGCGCGCTTGACAGTTAGGCTAAGTCATGCTTAATCTATTCCCAAGAACACCAGACCTACGGGACCAGCCCATGGCCATGCGCCTCAACATCACCGGCAAGAAGTTCGGCAACGTCACGGCCATCCAGCCGACGGCCGACCGCTACCTCGACGGCTCGGTGATCTGGCGGTGCCGCTGCAGCTGCGGCAGGACGTTCAACGCCGCCAGCACACTGCTGCGCCAGGGTGGCATCACCCATTGCGGTTGTCTCGGCCACCAGCACCGTGGCCCTGTCTACCAGCGCAACCGTCGCACGGTCGCCGCGCGCCAATCTAGCGCGGAAAACTTCATCCAGCATTTTCTCTGCACCTACCCGGCACGTGAGGTGGACGCATGATTGCTTCCGCTCCCACCGGGCACATCGCGGTTGCCGAAGCGCATGCGCGTGCATGCTTCGACGCGCTCGAGCGCCACTGCGCGGGCCATCAACTGCCGCGCTGTGGCTGCTATCGCCAGCCGGAACAGGCCCACATGGTGATCTCCGACAGCTGCGACATCGGCCAGGTGCTGCGCGAGGAATACGAGATCGCTAGCCGGCGCGTGCGGGAGTTGCGTGAGGCCTCGCGTGTATACGCGCTCGATCAACCTACCAGCGAATGTCCACCCAAAACACGGAGCAATTCATGACCACTGCGACTGACACCCACACCCAGGCCGTCCCCTTTGCGGACCTCAAGCTATCCGATTTGCCGAGCATCGGTGCGCCGATGGACGGCCAAGGCGGGATCTTCGCTGGCCTCGTGCGTGGCGAGAATGACGCGCCTGACTATCTGCTGATCCTCGGGCCCGAATACGACGGTGAACTCTCCTGGCAGCAGGCCATGGACTGGGCTGCGGGCCTTCAGGTTTCCGGCTACCAGGAGTTCTCGCTACCGAATCGGTCCGAACATGCTGTGTTGTTCGGCAATCTCCGCGATCAGTTCCAGCGCGAATGGTATTGGTCGAGCACGCAGCGCGCCGAGGGCGCCGACTTTGCCTGGAGCCAGTACTTCGGCTACGGCTACCAGCTCTGCATCCGCAAGTTCAGCGAGTTCCGCGCGCGTGCCGTCCGCAGATTAGTCATTCGGTAATTCATCTATTTGCTTTTTCGACGAGGAGCAAACCATGACCGCATCCGACAAAGCCCACCTGCGCACTGCCGCCGAACGCGGGGAGTGCACGAAGGAGTATTCCGAGCAGTTGATCCGCGAGGCGGAACAGCGGGAGGCCGCGGAGCGCCAGCGCGCCCAAACCGTGGCGGACAAATGGGCACACTAGCCATGGCCGTCATCCAGCTCAGCGACTACCGTCCCCGCCGCCCGCTGCCGGATCACCATCAGCGTATGGAAGAGGCCCGCGAAATCCTCCGCGACGCCATCGCGCGCACCATCACGGAAGACTACGCCGGCCTGCCGATCGTCACCGTCTCGCTCGCCATTGCCGAGGCCAACCGCGTACTGGCCGAAGAGGGCAGCTTTGCCGACGCCGTCGAGGCCTCGGCGGCGGTGTTGCGGCGCGCGATGGCCGATATTGGTCGGTGCGCGGCCCTTTGGGAAATGCGCTACCTCAAGGCCGCGCGCTTCAAGGTCGTATCCGCCGTGCTGCGCGAACGCTGGACCGCCGAGCACCGCCCGGCCGAGGATTATCACTACGCGGTGTGTCGCGCCCGTCGCGTTATCGATGGCGGCGGCTGCATCAGCATCGCGCTCTATCAGGCGCTGGGCGATCCGGGCGGGGAGGCGGCATGAACCACACCATCCTCCGCGCCGCGCTCGATGCCCGCAATCCGGACTCGATCGCCAACTATCTCGCCTGCTACCGCAACCGCGAAGACCAGGCCCGCGCGCTGCTCGAAATCTTCTACGACTGCACCGCCGGCGAAGTGAAGCGCATCCACGCTTGGGCATCCGACTGGCTGAGCGAATCCGGCCACCAGGCGCTGCGCGCCCGCGGTGATGTGCGCTGGCAGGCCGTGAACACAGTGTACACCCTGGCCGCGCAGGCGATCCGCGAGGCGGGATTGGGGCGGTCGGCGGAGGTGCAGCCGTGAAGATCATGGCCACCATTCTCGATTGGTTACGTGCACTGGAATCGAGCCGCCTGCGTGCACTGGCCCGCAGGGTTGTCGCGGCGAGGGGCGAATGATGAACCGCTTGCTGGAATTCACGCGCCTGTTGCGGCGCCGGAAGGTTGAGCGCGAGGTGCGGTTCGTCAGCTGGGAGGAAGGCGACAAGTTGCTGCGCGACGGTTGGCGGCTCGCCAAAGAGGAAGACCGCAATCTACAGATCGGCATGGTGTATGTCGAACGGGAAATAAAACGAGGCGAACAATGACCGCGACGAAAGCCATTGTCGAGCGTGACCGCGAGCCGGTGATGATCGGCAACCACCTGGTGGTCTTCACACCGCACTACCTGCCGGGCGTCGGCCCGCGGGTGATGGTGGTCGACAGCTGCCCCGGCCCGCGCAACCTGTCGGCGGATGACGCGCGCCTGTTCGCCAGCCACTACAAACTCGCTGCCGACGAGGCCGAGGCGATTGCCAAGCGGGAACGGATGCGGCGGCGGGGGGCCGCATGAAAGAGCGCCCTATTCTGTTTTCCGCTGAAATGGTCCGCGCCCTGCTGGATGGGCGAAAGACGCAGACGCGGCGCGTGGCAAAGCTAAACGCCGCTGGGCGAGTGAAGCTTCCGGGTTCACCCCATAACTGGCATTGCGAAGACCCAGATGCGGCGCTGGCTTGCCCATACGGCCAGCCAGGCGACCGGCTATGGGTGCGCGAGACTTGGCAACAATTCTGGAAAGAAGAAATACCGGCAGAAAGATACAGCCAGCAAGGCAGATCTGGAAGTCCATCAAGACGGCCAGAGACAATGCGAGTTGTATATCGAGCCGACGGAGAAATTTCTCAGCATCCTGAATATGGCGAAGCTATTTGGCGTCCATCTATTCACATGCCCCGCTGGGCCTCCCGCATCCTGCTCGAAATCACGAATGTTCGTGTGGAGCGGGTGCAGGAGATCAGCGACCTAGATGCTCGCGCGGAAGGACTGGAAGCGCAGGCATCCGGTTGTGGTTGGCAGGTCGGAGACAAATTCCATAGCGGTCACAGCGTAGATTGTTTTTCTAAGTTGTGGGACTCCATAAACGCCGCCCGCGGCTTCGGCTGGGATGTGAATCCGTGGGTGTGGGTTATCGAATTCAGGCGGGCCGAGCCATGATCGAATCCGCCATCATCGCCATCATCTGGATCGCCATCGGCTTCGCCGCCGGGATCGCTGTCAGCATGGAAATCGTGCGCCGAACCACAAAACCGCCGCAGGTGAATGTGCACATGGATATGGAGCTCATCAACGACGTCTGCCGGTCGCGCAACCTGGTGCTGGTGCCGCGCGGGCCTGAATGGGAACCGAAACCGGGGGAACGGCTGCAATGACCGACGAAATCCCCGAAAACTACACCAACCTCGACCATGCGCTGCGCCGGTTCGAGGCCAGCGAGGCGCCCTTTTATGACGGCATGCGCTACCTCAAACAGGCCGTAGCCGATCTGCGTCCGCTGCTCTCGAACCGCGTGCAATATATGACCGCCAGGCGCGCGCTCAAGATCATCGCGGCGCAGCCGTGCGAGAGCGGCAGCGTGCAGCCGACCTACAGCGACTGCGAAGCGGCCATCGCCGCGTCCGCCGGCGTCTTTTTCGCCGGCAACAGCAATGGCCGCTGCTGGCCCTGCTACGCCCGCCATGTCCTCAACGGAGGCGAACCGTGATCATCCTGCGAGGCAAGCCTGGCGAGACCAAGCACGTGGACAACCTCGGTCCCGGCCCGATCGAGATCCGCATCCTCGCCATCGAAAACGGCGAAGTGCAACTCGCCGTCGGCCCCGGGCCGCGCACAGCCCACGACGCCGAGGCCGACCGCCGCAGCTACCGCTGCACCGATCTGATGATGCTGCGCAAACAGGCTGACTGAGAGAGCGCTGACTATGACGCGAGAGACAGATCGTGCCGTGACGCCAATCGAAACAAAGCCATTGCCGGATAGCGCATTCTCAGCCTGCAAATGCAGGAAGTGCGGACACATCGACGCTTACCACCGCGCCGGATGTCCGAAGTGCTGCAAGCCAGGGCTAGGCATAGCCATGAATGCACGTCTCTCCGATATGGAGTACGGCTATTTCATGCCGCCCGACGGCAAATATGTCTCCTGTGCAGAATTGTATCTGCAAGGTTACAGAGGCGAAGGCGAAACCTGACATGCTCCTGCCCGCCCACCACCGCCTTATCCAGCGCATCGCCCGGCGAATCGTCGCCGAGCACCGGGCGCGGGCGGTCGTTGCGGACAGTGGCAACTATCAGCGCAAGCGGCGCATGCAGGAGCCGAGAGAACGGAAATGAATTGCGACTACTGCCACAGCCCATTCACCAAAACCAGACCCGGCCACCGGTTCTTCTCCGACGCCTGCCGTGCCTCCTGGCACCGTGAAACCGCCTGCCCCGGAAAGATCACCAGCCTGCGCGCCTTGAAGCGCGGCGGATGGGCGGTAACGGTGCACTACCCACAGCCGCCGGACGGGCTTAATATCGGGTCCATGGTGCGGCTCGAAAGTGATGCTATTCCGCGTTCAAACGCGAACCACGGCGATAAAAGGGATTAGACCATGGCACCAGTACTGACGATAGCGAACACGTCCTTGGACGGCACCGGAGAGGTCGGCCGCGCATTGATCTTCACGGCGCCTGACAGCGGCTGCCCGTGGCCGCGTATCGAGATCAGCCCGCAGGGCACCAATATAGCAAACCTCGTGCGGATCTTCTCGAACAACGGCGGCGACCCGGAAAACCCGAAGAACAACAAACTGATTGCCGAGATCGGCACGCCTGCATGGACGAAGAAAAAAGACCCGGAAGCGGATGGCCCAAAGACGGTGCTGGATTTCTCATACGCCGGAATTCTGCTACCCGGATACAGGATTTTCGCCACCCTTGCGCACGCGACCGCCGGCGGGCTTCTAGTCGAGGCAAAGCAGAAAACGAAGCTGGAAGCGAGAATTAAGATATTTGACGGTGGTGGCTAATATGCGCGCCGCCCTCTACGCCCGCTACAGCACCGACCGCCAGTCGGAGTCATCGATCGATGACCAGGTGCGTGTATGCGAGGAGTATGCCGCCCGGCATGGTATGACGGTCGTGGCGCGGCATGCGGATGAAGGCATCAGTGGTGCGGCGATCGGCAATCGGCCGGCGTTTGGGCGGCTGATGGACGACGCGGCGGCCAGGGCTTTCGATGTGATTCTGGTGGTCGATCTGTCGCGCCTGTCGCGCTCGGCCGGTGACCTCAACAAGACCATCGACCGCATGGTGTTCGCCGGCGTGCGAGTGATCGGCGTTTCCGATGGTTATGATTCCAGCCGGCGCGGCCACAAGCTGCAGGCCGGGGTGCAGGGTGTGACCGGCGAGGCCTTCCGAGAAATGACCCGCTACCGCACCCATGAGGCACTACTGAGTCGCGCGGCGAGCCAGCACTTTGCGGGCGGCCGCGCTTATGGCTACCGCTCCGAACCGGCCGGCAGCAGGCGCCGGCTCGTAGTCTGCGAACCCGAGGCGGCCATCGTGCGCGAGATCTTCGCGCGGTTCGCGGCGGGCGAATCGATCCGCGAGATTGTCTACGACCTCAACGCGCGCCAGGTGCCGGCCCCTCGCGGCAGCACCTGGGCGGTGTCCACCCTGTTCGGCAGCCCGCGCAAGGGCAGCGGTATCCTCAACAACGAACTCTACGCCGGCCGCTACATCTGGAACCGCTCCCAGTTCGTGAAAGACCCGGACACCGGCAAGCGCCACCGCCGCGAGCGCGACCGCTCGGAGTGGATCATCACCTCCATACCCGGCCTCGCGATCGTCGAGGAGTCAATCTGGTCGCAGGCCGCCGCCAGACTGGCGCGGCGCAAACCGATCAAGACCGGACGTAAGCCGAGCTACCTGCTCTCCGGCATCCTGCGCTGCGGTATGTGCGGCGGGGCCTACGTGGTCGTCTACCGCAACCAGTACGGCTGCGCGGCCCACAAAGACCGCGGCCCGGCCGTATGCCGAAACGGCCTGCGGGTAGCCCGGGCCGATATCGAGCGGGAGATACTGGCGATGGTAAAGCGCGACCTGCTCTCGCCCGAGGCGATACAGGCCTTCCGCGCCGAGCTCGCCCTCGAGATCCGCGCCGCCCGGCGGGAAGACCATGCCAAGCCCTTACATGCCCGGATCGAACGCCTCGATGCGGAGATAGGCCACCTGGTGGAGGCCATCCGCACCGGCAGCGGCTCCCGCTCGCTCCTGGCCGCCCTGGAGTCCGCCGAGGCCGAAAGCGACCGCCTGCGCGACGACCTGGCCGCCCTCAGCGCGCCCGTGCCGGAGATCATCCCTGGCGCGCTGGACGAATACCGGAAGATGGTGGAAAGTCTTGAAACCGGCGCCATAGGCGCCCCGGAGGCCACCCGGGCGGACCTGGCCGAACTGCTGGGAAAGATACCCCTGACGCCCGTACCCGGGCGCCAGGAGATCGAGGCACAACTGGAAGGGGCCTACACCGGCCTCCTGAGAATAGCCACAGGAGGCCGTATGCAGACAACGGTGGTAGCGGGGGCAGGATTTGGCAGTTATCTGCGCTTCCGAGCCACCGGCAAGGTGGTGTAACCGGCCGCGGGTTTCAGCGGCTTTATCGGAAGGAGGTACTTATGAAGAAGTCAATTCTTGCGGTTGTGGTGGCGCTCATCATGGCGGCGTTTGCGGCCGCTCCGGCGCGTGCGGTGGAGCCGATCGCGGCCGGGGTTATTGCCATGGTCGTCATCGGTCCGCAGGTGCTGGCCGACAAGGTGCGTGACGGAACGCTGCCGGCGGCGCCGCCGGTGTGCCGGATGGAGAAGGTGCAGGCCGCCAATGGCAACTACTTCTACGAGGTGGTGGCCAGGGACAACCCGAGTAACTGCCGTTAGCACCGGCCTCGAGGCCGCCAGCCTTTGATCAGGGGCTGGCGGCAAAAGGAGGTTTTATGGGTGGTTTTCTGGCTTTGGTGTTGATCGTGGTCGGTCCGGTGGTGGCGATGGATCAGTACCACAAGGGCAACATTCCGGCGGTTCAGGATGCCTGCCCGGCTGGCATCGTGCAGTCTGCCACCGGCAGCTACCATCGGCGCTATGTGGGGTTTGATGGTTCCTGCAACTACAGCGAGTCGCTGAGCCACGACAAGCTGTAACCTCTGCCCGGCCGTTCCAGCGGCCGGGCTATTTTTTTTTCGGTGCGATGCGGTACAACTCCCACCGCAGCATCACCGCCAGCACGATCGCGGCGAGGATGCGGGCAGCCACCGGTTACCACCTCGCCGTGACGGCAACACCGGCGAAGGCGTCGCCATCGCTGTCGAAAGTTAGCATTTCAGGCCTCTGTGTAGTACCCGCCAGTGGATTTTCGGACGTGGTAGTAGTAATTCGGGTCCGCGCCTCCCTTTGTCAGATCGTATTGCAGGTCTGAACTTTGTGCGGCCGGACGGGTGATATATCCGCCGATGAATGTGTTGGCTACGGAGGATGCGTCACAGATGATGTTCTTGTCAGCGTAGGTATTAGAAGCCAGGTAGGAACCTGTAAAGACGTTGTGAGACGCCGCCCCACTACCGCCGCCGACACCTATGTCAACCAGCGTAGCGTGCTCTTCGATGTCAAGCCCGACAAAATTAAGCTTTGAAGCGCCCCGCAACATAAGCCCGGTACTTCCGGCGCCGGACGTTCCCAGGCACAAAGCCCCGCACTGTGTGAGTGTGATCAGGTTGGTTCTTTGGGTCAGCGCCGGGGCTTCTATCTTCCAGCCGATAGTGCTGGCGGTATTCTGAAACACCATCACATCGGAATAGTGGCTGTTGCCGACGTTGAACGGTTCGTCGTCTTCGTCGATCAGGATTCCGTTACAATCGATGTCCATAACGATGTCACGGGCCGATACGTGGTAGGCGTCGCGGATCACGAGCCCCCAGTAACTGGCAGAAGCCGGCCCGTTGGAAATTCTAATGTTGTTGAGAATCGGTTTTGTGAGGCCCGTAAAGGCCGAACCATCTATAAGCACGACGTCACCAGCCAGGGTCGCTGGGCCGTCGATCATCAAGTCCCGAATCCCGGCGCCATGGCCATAAATCCGGAGGCAGTTGTCGGCGTCTGTCGGCCCCGTCCAATAAAGGCGGGTTCCACGGCAAGTGGAATACGACCCCCGCTGTCCGGCGCCGGCCCCTGAAACTATCACACCTTCAGGTAGGATCAGCGTACTGGTCCCGAGGTTCACGGCACCGGCCGTCACCTTTATTTCACCGCCAGTATCTGCGTCGGTCAGGGCCGACGCGGCATTAAGCAGCGCCGTGCCTGCTTGTGCATCTGTTCTCCCGTCAATCACGTAGTCGTAAGGCGCGAATCGATATCCCTTTATCCGTCTGCTGTTCCCGTCGCGGACGACATATATCTCATCGCTCCTACCGAGCTCTGTCAGTTCTGCGCGGCTACTCAAGATGGCCATCAGGAACTCTCCTCTATTTCCAGAGCGCCGCCGGATTGGATACCGTTTTCCTCGAAGTGAATGGCGATGCCGCCGCTTTCATCCGTGAGAAAGTTGTAGTATTTATCCTGCATGGCGGCTATAGGAATAATCCAGATACCGTTGACCTGATACACGGATCAGCCCTTCTTTAACTGGAATTTCCACTGGAAATTAGAGGCCGCGATAGTCCCGACCGGGGTGCAAAGAACAAGCCCGCCGCCCGCCGGAATTGTCAACCCACCACCGAACGCACCCCACGTCCTCGGCAGCAGAACGTTTGCATTATTGAACCGGTGGGTGATGAACGTGCCTGGCAACGCCGCCAGCAGTTCTCGGCGAAGCTCGATTTCTGTGTCCTGCGCCAACGTGCTCCCGGAAAACGCCGTTCCGTACAATGTCGCAAGATCGGTGGCATGGCTTCGATACTGGAACCCAACACTCGACCCGAAGAAATTCTCGTCCCATAGAAGAATCACGTCTAAAACAGACTTGTTCCTGATCTGCATACAAAACGTTTCCGCAGCACCAACGGCGGTATTGTAATAGAACTCGCCGTAACGGATTTTTGTGTCGACGACGGACTGGCCAACCGCCAGAACGTGTGGTGTGAGACCATCATCTGAATCCCGCTCGTAAACAACACTGTCTCGCGTCTGCTTTGACATGATATCTCCTATATCATTGTATTAACTCAGTTACCAACGCACCGTGACGGAAACACCGGCGAAGGCGTCGCCATCGCTGTCGACAGCAGCCTCAACCCCGAAGCGGGCGGCCTTGATGCGTACCATGTCCACACGCCCCCGCAGCCGCCACACCGGCTCGTCTGCATCAGTTTTGAGGCCATAGGCCAGCCCCAGTTCGCGGCGTGTCTCCATGGCCAGCCACGGCAGCGGGTCTGGCCGCACGAACATGGAGACCTGCCCGGTGCCGAGATCGGCCACGGCCGAGACCGTATGCGGGCGGTCATCGCCCGGCACGCGCGTGGCGGCCACCACCTGGCGGGCGGCATCATTCTGCACGGCCGGCGGCAACCCGAACTCGCGCTTCACCCGATCGCGGTACACCACCACCGGCTTGCAGTCGTGGCGCACGGTAGCCTCGCCGCGCAGCTCAGGTGCCACCGCGCCCGGCACGGCCACACCGTCATCGTCCCGGCATACCCACACCGCCAGCACCGCCGCCAGCAGGGCGCCAGAGGCGAAGCCGTAGCCGAAATCGCGCGGGATCATCATGCGCTCCGGATGGCGGCGGTGAGCGGGATCTGCCAGTTGCCGGTCAGCCCGCCCGATTCGGCGGTGACGTGCGCGGTGTAATGTTGCCCCGGCACGATCGCCAGGGCATCCGACACCGTGGCGCGGTACTGGCCGTTGGAGGCCGTCACATAGGCCAGGGCCTTCGGCCAGGTTTCCCCGGAAACATTGGTGCCGGCGGCGCCCTTGATCGTCACCGACACCGTGGCACTGTTGAGGTAGCTGCTGTCGGCGGCGTTCTGCAGCGCGTCGAGCTCGATCAGGTGTTCATTATCTTTGTAGATCAGTGTGGTCATGGGCGTACTCGCGGCGTGGCGGAAAGGGCCGGCACCGCCTGTGGGCTGCCGGCCACCGAAGGTGTGACGGCCGGCGTGGCGGAAAGGGCCGGCACCGCCTGTGGGCTGCCGGCCACCGAAGGTGTGACGGCCGGCGTGGCGGAAAGGGCCGGCACCATGGAAAG